CCGTTTAGTGCGTGGAGAAGGGCAGAGTTATGTTGAAATGCAGTTGAGTTATTCCAACGGCTGCCAATACGCACGATTCAAATTTGAGGACTTCAAGAAGGCTGTTGAAATCCTGGCATTGCAGGATAAAACCAAAACCGATGAGTAATATTCTGTCAATGCCTCCACTATTTGAAGGTGAAAATGTCGAAGAGTTGAAAGACCAAGTGGAGAAGATTCGGCAATATTCAAGAATGAAACGTAATTGGGAAAACGCTTTTCAGAAGTGGTCTGACGAAATAGGAATAAGTGATAAAAATTACGATTCTTATGGCAACTGCGGATTTGGTTCAATGTGTGACTACTGCTGTGATAATTCCTACGGAAGACCGTGTGTGAGGGCATTGAACGAAAGATGCCGTGAAAAGCATATCTCAATAGATTATTCTGACCGCTCAAATGAAGCGTTTGAAAGAATATGGAGGAATGGCAAATGACGGTTAATTTCTGCAATACCTGCGGTCATCAGTTTTCCGACATCTGCGGTGGGTGCGAAAGCCTTGAGGGTGTTCCTGTGAAGTATGAGGAAAAACCGCCTCTTGGAATTAAGCCAAGATATATACATGACCATGAACGTAAACTTGAAATACTTGATGGCATGGAGAGATATTTAAATGCACAGAAGCCAATTCCGATAGAATGGTTAGATGAACTGAGAGCCTTAATTTTGATGTACTGAAGAGGAGAAGAGTATGAGGATATTACTAATGCAGTTGGTTCTGCCGGTTGTCTGCTACTTCATAGGAGTGGAAGTCGGCAAAAGAGTCGAGAGAAACAGCGTGGAAATTCACCATGTAGAATACACCAAAGAACAACTTGGGTATGATAAGTAAAGGAGAGAGATATGGCATATACACTTATGACCGCAGAGCAGTATGTTGTTGACAGACTGCAAAATCTTGAAGCAGAGAAAGGTAGACTTCGTGGAGAAATCGAACTGCTGAAAAAGGAAGTCGATTCAGCAAATAATCTTATCGACCGCTTCTGTGAGAAATTGGTATTAAATCACAGTGAATACATTGGGGATTATATATCATGGAATTTTGTTACAGAGGCAGATGATCCTGAACTGTTTGCTGAACTCAAATGCAGAATGAAAAATAAAGGAGCGGATTGACTTCGGTAACAACCTGTGATATAAAGCAATGGGGGTGGTGAATATGAAGATTGTTTCAAAAGCAGAATTTTATAAAATTCTATTAGATGCAGAAAAGCCTATTGCATACCTATCTTTAGACGAATCTCATGAAGGCGTGAACATCGCACCGCCAGGATGCTTTGGCTCATACAGAGTTCGGCCTTATGAAGAATATATTGAAATGGGCAGAGAACAAGATATGGCTATTGATGATACTGATTTCTATACAGATTACGGAGACAATGATCAGTTTGTCATATATGACAACGAAGATATTTTAAGGATGATTAAGATATTGTCCTTTGCGATTGATGTTTAAACAAAAAGGGAGCGGATTAACCGCTCCCTTTTTTTATCCTCTGTTCCAGTTGTTTAAAAGAATGTTGCCGGATGACGATGTACTGTTTGATGTACCGGATGAACTACCACCGCCCCAATTCTTTAGCAGAGGATTGTCGGATGAAGACGAACTGCTGGAAGATGATTTTGGTGTACTGTATGTCTTACCACTCCAACTGTTCCTGAACTTACTTGATGGGTTAGCTTTGAAGTAGGACTTACCGGACTTTGTCCAGGTTGAAGATCCCATTGCTTCCCAAAGTTTCTCTGCCATCTCTGCATCTGTTGCATACTGTTCAATAGCTGCATAGCGTTCAGCGTTGCTGATGCTTTTACTTCCGTCAGTGTTGATCTTCTTGTTGAAGCCTTCTGCCTGCTCAGGAGTTAGTCCTGCCGCAATCCACTTGTCATAGCTGTTTGTATCTGCAACAAGCGTAGTTGTAAACTTGAATGAATCTCTCAGAAGTGACTTCTGGGTTTCGTTTAATCCTCTCTGATTGATTATATAAGTCGCAAACTTTTCGGCTTTCTGCTGTGCCGTCAGGGATTTATCATCTCTGAGATCTCTGTACTTCTGGTAATAGCCATAATACTGTGCGGCACTGATTCCTTTATCTTCAGCAGATTTCATTCGTTCATATCTGTTGTCACTGAAGTCATAATCTTCTTCCCGGCTATCAGCAACTTTCTCTGCGGCAAGCTGAGTCGCATAACTGTACATATCATTGACAGCAGCAGCTTTCTCATCGTCAGTCATGTTCTTATACTCGTCACTCTTGATGAGATCTGATACAAGTTCAAGACTCTTCTGCCCCTTTGCGGTTGCGTACATATCGTACTCTTCCGGTGACAACCTTGTTCCGTTTACCTTTGTACTTCTTTGTGTTTGCTGTGGGAATACATTCGGGAACCTGTCGATGTCTTTTCCATAGTCATATAGTCTCTGCAATTCTTCATCAACTTCTGTTGCCTGCTTGCCAAGACTGGATATGTATGAAGGACTCCCAAGAGCATAAGCATAACGAGCCAAAGGATTGGAGAAGTTCTCCTGCTTTCTGCCCCATGCGTCAATGTAGTCAGCAGCCTGGTAGTCAATGCCCGGAGTCTTGTTTCCAGCTTTTGCCAGCATTTTCTGCATTGCAGGAGTGAGGAATGGATTGTCAGGGTTTGTATAGTAGGACTGTCTGTATTCTTCGTTTGCCTGTTCAAGCTGCCCTATCAGCGTATTTGTTATTCCCTGTGACAGATAACCCCATGCGGAGTTAAGAACCAACTGTGGGAGTGCTTCTGTATCACCGTTGTAGTCTGCTATGTTGTCGAGAGCGTCATTTAAGCCTGACAGCATAGACATTTCCAGCATGGGAGAAGTGAGATTACCAAGCATCCTCATAGCAGCTTCCGGTGGAACTGTTCCGTCTTTGAGGAGATTATACAATTCTACTCCCATGAAGAACGATGCGGATTCAGGAGTAAGCCAGTCCATAGTAAAGTTGTGCCCACCTATGGTAATGGAGTAATCCTGCAATCCCATAAGTTTTGCATATGCTTCTTCTTTGTCATCGTCTGACTTCGTTCTTGCTTTGCCTGCTGCTGCGAGGAAGTATCCTAAAACCGAAAGTCCTGAACCTGTAAGTGCTTTAGAGAAACTGTCAATAATATCCGCACCGGTTACATTCTCAGAACCCATTCCTTTCTGGATGGCTTTGAAAGCTGTGTTTGCAAAACCGAGAGGGGAGAACTCTTCCATTCTTACAAGTACATTAGCAGGAGTCTTTCTAAACGGAATAACGCCCTGTGAAAGTGTCTTTAACAGATTAGGCCAGTTGCTGTCAAATTCAGAGAATGCTTTTGATACTGCGTTGGTATCACGGAAGGTTGCTTCCTGTGCCTGCTTGATTGCAAACTGTGTAGCCTCATCAACAATTCCGGCAGCTTCACTTGATGGATCTCCGTTTGCTTCTGTTACCAAAGCATTCCACTGTTCGGCAGTAATGTCATGTGCTTTCAGATAACCGGCAAGAGCATCTGTGAATGTGGCTTTGACAAATATCTTATCTCCGATTTCATTCATCATCTTGTCAGTAAGATGACGATAACCTTCAAGGATATTTGACTTGAATATTCTACGCTTGTCTTCTATCTCTTGTTTGTACTGCTTTGCAACACTGGCAAACTTGTTGCTGCCCATTGCTTCTTTCTGGACATCACTGTTTGAATCGAAGTACTGAGAGGAGACTCTGCGAAGATCTGCACCATAGAAAGCAGAATACTGTTTATCTGTTCCAAGAAGAGATTCAATAGCAGATCTGACAGTGTTCTTGGCCTTGTACATTGCCATATTGCCTATATTGCCAAGAATGTTTCTTGCCTGAGTCTTCAGGTTACCAAGCATATTCAGGTAACGGAGTGCGGTAAACTTATCCTTCAGAGTTGCCGGTACCTGATCCGCAATATCCTGCTGCATCTTTTCAAGAACAGCGTCACGCCCTTCGTCAGTTGTCTGCTGTCTGTACTCTTCAACAAGATCAGGATCAAGAGTGTATTCTCCGTTTACGCCAAACAGTTTGTTGATTGCCCTTGAAGCGTACTCACTGTCAAATGCTCCGAGATTGACTGCTTCGGTAAGTTTATTTGCAGTTTGTGCAGCAGCCGTATCATTCTTAACTTTATCTCCGAAACGCTTCTGGAGCTGATCCTGTATTGCATTCTGGAGCTTCGCATCAAAGTCAGCGGCAATAGCGTCAGCAATAGCATTGGCAGAACTGCCGTCAATTCCGTACCTCTCAGTAAGAGTATCAATGATTGCCTGTCTTGCGGTGTCTCTTGTGTAAGAGTCAGACTTTGCCAGATTGTAGAACTGCTCTCCAATCTGATTCATAATCTGATTCACAAGGGAATTAACTCTTGCTTCCTCTGTCTTCGTGTCATTGTTCAGGACATTGTTGACATAATTCAGAGCAGCATCATGAATCGCATTGCTCATGGACTCACTCGCATCAACAGCTTCAATCAGATAGTCTGCAAGGTATTGAGCAATCTGCTCATTAGGCATTCCGAGAGCCGCCTGGTTCCTGATTGTTTCGTTGTTCTCGTTTGTGTCCAGAGCAGCTTCAGCAAGTGCCCTTTGCACTATCCTGCTGTCAGCAAGATTCATTGCTTCGTTTGAGAATGCGTCTGCGTTAGGAGTATTCCTCGTCTGCTGCTGTGCAAGCTCGTACACTTCTCTAGCAAACTCTTCATTGTTTGAAAGTTCTGCGAGGATCTGTGTTGCGGTCATGCTGTTGCTTGCATTCTTCTTCGTCTGTATCCGTTCTGCCGCAAACTTGGCAATCGTCTTTGCAAGCTGTTCAAGAGAAGTAGGAGTTGATCTGTTGGACTTGGGATTGGCTTTTCTTGCCACCGCATTTGCAACAATCTGTGCCGCCTCATCACTGTACTCAAAGGTGAAGACAAGATTGCTCATGTCTTTTTTGATTTCTTCGGCTAACTCTGCTGCGGCCTGCCGATTTGCTTTTTCCTGTTTTGCTTTCTGACGCTTGCTCTTCTTGCTTTCTTTAGCATCATTGTTCATCTTCTGAACAATCTTCTGGAATGCGTACAGTTTGCCCTCTGGAGAAAGCGTCTTCATAATACGAGCTGCTGAAAGTGCCCTACCAAGCCTATTCTCAAGAGAAGCGAGGTCTAACATGATGTCGATATATTCTGCATCAGTGTAATTAGGATTATTTGCAACCTTGGTCAAAAGGACAGCACCTTCAGCTACAAGTTGTTCATTTGCTTGGCCGGAACGAACTGCGGAAGTCCAATCTCTCAGAGACTTTTCCAAGCCGTCTTCCTCAATCTTGCTTCCTGCTTCCTGTGCAAGCTGAGCGTTTGTAGTAGGTCTATAACTTGTCTTGCCCTGTACAACAGCAGATCTTATGGCAGGAATCCTTTCCTCTGGAGTGTTTGCAGACTCAACTACACTTCTCACGCTCTGAGTGTTTCTGGTATCATCAGAAACTTGCTTTGGCATAGCAGCGTCACGAGCAGCTTTTTCTCCAGGCTCCATCGTGCCGTACTTTTGGCCGAGAGCATTGTATTCTTCTTCTACTGTATCAGTGTCCTGCTCTGTTTGGTTTTCAGTAGTTTGTTCTGTGGTAGGTTCTTGTGCTGTTTTTTCTTCTTCAGTTGTTTCTTCGGCAGAAGCATTCTGCTCTTCTTCTGTTTCTTCTTCAGCAGTCTGTGCAGTTTCTTCCTGTGCAACAGGTTCCGTTTCAGGAGCGGTTTCTGTTTCTTGAGCAGTTTCCGTTTCTTCCTGCTGGATTAGAGGATTCTCCTGCTGCCCTTCAGCAGCATTCTCTTGCGTAAGTTGAGTCTGCTCTTCAACAAGACGGAGTATTTCATCATTCCTCTCCGGGGAAGGTGGCTGCTGTTCAAGGTCTGCAATCTCTTGCTGGATCTCTGCGATTCTTTCGGAACGCTTATCGAGTTCAGTCTGTACTTGTGCAGCCTTGTTCGGATTAACTCCTCTGTTCGTTTGCGTTTCTGGGGTTACGCCTGTTGCGGTGAGAAGGGGATTCTGATTTTCCTGTGCAGTATCAAGTCCTGTTTCTACTTGAGAAGACTTGTTGGCTGACGGCTGGCCTGCCTGCTGTGTTGCAGGAGCAGGTGGAATAGATGGTGGAACAACACCTTCTGCCGCTGGGGAAACTTCAAGTTCCTGGCTTGGAACAGGTGTGGCTTGTTCTTCGACAGTCTCTGTGGCAGGAGTGGCAACTTCATTGGAACCGGCAGCTACATCTTCACGGTTTCTGATTTCCATGAGGATGTTCTTTTCTTTTTTCGTAAGCCTTTGACCTTGTGCAGACTTTGCAAGAATGTTTGCTACTTCAGCGGCAGTATCTACATCGAGTCCTTTGTTTACAAGTTCTCCCTCAAGTCCTGCGAGAAGTGCATTCGATGCTGCTTCCTTTGCCTGCTTGGTATCAGATGCAGTTGCTGCTTTTGTAATCGCACTCTCTCCACCAACAAGCAAAGTGGTTGTGATAGCAGTATCAATAGCCGTATCAATCATTCTGTCGAAGTTGATAACTGCGTCATTGTCAGCTACGCCCTCAGGAGTAGGAACGGTACTGCCGTCCATGTTGATTGTCCACTCGTTATCACTGTACAGCGGAACATCTTTGTACAACTTTTTGAGGTACGCACCGAGAGCTTCCTGCTGTTCCTCTTCACCGATTTCTCCAAAGATGCTCTTAACAAATTCCCAAGATGCTCTCTTTGTATCACCGGCTTTGTATGCGTCTACCGCCTCTTTTGGGAAGTTCTGGGCACCACCGAGTGCTTCATCTGCACCACCGACTTCAATCATTGCAGCTAAGATGCCGTCAACAGTGGAGTACAGGCTTGCCATTTCAGGAGTTGCACCATCTGCTATTGCTTCATTGTATGCGCTGCCGGATTCCTGTGAATAAGACATCCAGAACTGTGGATCTCCTGCAACTTTCTTCAGGCCTTGTGTTGCCATTGTTGCAAGTTGGGTGAATCCTTTGGAGTTATTCAGAGCTGAAATGTAATTCAGAGATTCTGTTGTAGCAGTAAGTGGGGCAGCTGTCATTGCTGTCATGATTGAAAGCATTGCAGACGGAACCTGAGTTGCAACCATCGTGCCGTATTTGCTGATAGTCTGTGCAACAGGATCATCTTTGAACATCTCTGCGTACTGAGTTGCATCATACTTCTGCCTCTCTGTACGCCCCTCTCTCCATTCACTGACAGGGTTCTTGTTTACATCTATGTCAGCTCCAAAGGAATTGAGAGTGCTTCCGATGATAGTCCAGAGTTCGTTAGCGAATGTACCTTCACCAAGCAAAGACGATGCGGCACCGGATATGTTTGAAAGGAAATTGTTACCGGCCTGCCTGTCTATGCTCTTGGCGATTGTCCATGCCTTTTGAATTATGTTCTGTTTGCTATAATCCGTTTCTTCTTTAGGAGAAGCTTCAGCCTCAATCTGCTTTATAGACTTTCCGTTTTCGTATGTCGGTTGCCAAGCGTCCTTCTGATCTTCCTGTTTGAGGAAAGCATCACTGTATTCAAGCTGTTTCTTTTCAGGTGCTTTCGGCTCTTCAACCTTTGGTGTCTCTGCCGGTTTAGCAGGAACTGATGTATCTATGATGTTATTCGTTGCATCGTAATCCCAAGGATTTTCTGAACCGTCAGGAATGGTAATGCCGAGGAAACCTTTCTTCTTCGGTTTTGGTTCCTCTACCGTAGCAGAACTCAACAGGGGATTGGTCTTCGGAGCCTCAATCGGTTCAGGGTTCCATGTTGACGGTTTTTCTTTCAGTGCCTGATCCCATGCTGCCTGCTGACTATCGATACTTCTTCCACTACCAGTAGACGCAGCCTGTGAAGACTGCGTCTGTTTGTTTTTCATGTAGTCGAGTAATATATTCTTTGCCATAATTACTCCCCTTAAAGCACCCCACCTTTTTTGGGGTTATAGTAGTATGGTGGATTTGTTGTGGAAGTAGCAGGTAATGCCTGCGGAGTGGGTTTGTTAGCCTCATATGGTGCAGCTATTGTACTCATCTTATACGCTTTAGGAGTAGTGTTTCTATCATAAGAATCAGCCATAGTCCTTACAGTGACAGTAGCACCGGCGGCTTCTGCTGCCTGACGGATTT